TTTATTCCAGTTGTGCTTATCAACCGTACAAATATGTTATTCCATCGCTTCGGCTTCGCCTGGGTAATCCCCATTGGTGAGCCAAACTCCGGCCTACTAGGTTTGACCGTGGTTGTGTAGGCTAATCCTACATAGGCTTCGGATACCGCCTCGGACACCGTGACTGCCCCACCTGATACTGTCTTAGCTGGGAACACAGCGCCATTACCTACAATCTGCACTGACTCACCTTCTAAATGCTCCAGGCCCGTGATTGTCGTAATACCCTTGCGAACCTCTCCACCAGAATCGTATGCGGTAAACGCACTGCCATCAATATCACTATCATCACTTTGTAATGTCAGTTCAAAGGTGTGTGTCGTTTGATTGGCAACTTTATAGCGGTTGCCATTCAATTCAGTCATGCCCTTGACCGCTTTGATGTCAACTAAGTCAGCATTGCTCAAGCCATGCGAGGTTGCTGTTACTACAACTGGATTGGCTTGTGTCGCCCCGCTAATAGTAATAGGGGTATCCAATACCAGACCTGAATCCACAAAGATTGATGGATTGATATACTCAATATATCGCCTGGTATGTGTTGAGTTAATCCTTCTCTTTATTACACACCAAAGCTCACCTCGCAAACCATCAGCAGAGGGGATAACGGCAACCGTTTCAGCCTCTGCTAATTCTCCACCTATAGGATGGCGATGCCACCCCACTACGTTTTGATCTCTTAAATATGTGCAGGCAATGAGTACACCGTCAGCGGTGACTGCCCAGATAAGTGCATCGTTCTCCTGTTGATACGCCATGTCCGTTATCCCAGACTCTGTTACATGTTCAGCCAATAGCGTAATGTCAGGGGCTAAATAACCATCTACGTCAAAGTTAAAAACAAGCTCGCGTACTTTCCTGCCAGCACGTTGGTTAAACAAAAGCAGATTACCTGCGTTGAGCGGCATAACCTTGTTGCTGCCAAAGCTCGCCTGGCGGACTGCTTTGATATTTGTTGGAGTGATATTATCGTCCTGCCCTCCAGTGATTGTGAACTCACCGCCGAGAGTGCCGCAGAGCATGTCAGTCGATTCTGATAACCACTGTATGGCATTAACTTCGTTTGCCACGAGTGTAAATTCAACACTTTCATCATCCGCTGCCGTCCCTTGGTTCATGGCTTCAAAATCTGCTACTTCGCTTCCCCAAATCTTCTGAGGGTCATCGTTGCTGCCACCCCAGTACAAACGCTGATTAAAAAACGTTACAGCCCCAGGATTCTGGTCGCTACCATCAGTCCCAACGCCAGCAGCGCCAGCGCAAAAGGTACTCGGAAACGTGGCTCCAGTAAAGCTAATGGTGGTAAGAGTCCAAGACGTATGAGAACTTCTCGTAAGCTTCCGAGGAGCATAGTCTTTGTGCGCAATATAAAGTGTGTCAGCCGACTGTGCAAAATGTAAACTCGGTATATCTGCGGTGGTGTAAGTCGTAGTGATTTCAACAGGCACGCCACCACTCTGTATCTGACCATTGTTTCGATAGACCCTTATATAGAGGTTTCCAAATTCCAAGATATAAGGCTGTGTCACCGAAAATTCAAATGGCACGAGTCTTACCTTTGCGTCTTCCGTTGCCAGGAACATTGTCACACTATCCAAAGTATGAGTAGCGCCTGTCGTATGTTTAAAGCCGATAAATGTTGATGTCGTTTGTGCAGTAAATTCTATTGTGTGTGTGCCAACAGCAAAGCTGGTTGAAGCGTAAACGGTTTCACCACCCGTAGCGATTCCGACCTGCACGCCGATAGCTCCTGTACCGATGGTGAAACCTAGAATATATCTTCGCCCTGCTACCGTTGTAATGCTTTGTTCTGCCCACCCATAGTTACTTGCGTCCACAGACACGATGTTCATTAAATTTGTAGAATGGGCAATAGAACCAGAACTGACAGACTTGTCAGTCCATCCAGATATATCTGAAGTAAATGTCCCGTTGGTTACAAGCGTTGAGCCAGTCGCCGCAGCTTTAACATCGGCAACATAGTTGAAGCCGCCTCTCCGCTTTGCTCCGCCGTGCGGCATGACAAAAGCGTTTTCCATTATCTGGCAGGAATCTTTATACTTGCCGAGGTCAACTCTGCCTTCCAGTCTTGGCGTAATTTCTCCAGTCGTAAAGCTGGAATACATTGCATGGGCTTTAGCCATCTATACTACCGTCCCTGATCTAGCGTCTACTATTAATTGTGCATCAAACGTTGCCGGGGTTCCTTCCTGAGAGTCAATCGTGCGAGCCTCGCGAACTTTTCTTTCATACAATTGCCACATGGCATTCGCAACGGTATTGCTTCCCGTGATTGGGAGTGCGAGTTCAGCAGCAATTCTAGCTGTGTATGCAGATACAAACAGAGCATCAAATTCGTTGGGGTCAGTAACCCGTTTTATGTAAATTAGATTGACCGATGAAGTATCAGTCATTAGTTTTCTACCTTCGACTTCATGGTCTATGCGAATATCACCAGACCTGACATCAACGACACGCAAACTGTTGGAAGGTAACTGGTGATAGTAGGCCCAGCCAAAAGCAGGCGTTTCTGTAAGGGAGGCTAATATCTGCCTGGCCTTACAACAATTCCAAATAGCGGCGCGAGCAACTTCATCACGCATTTCCTCGTATATGGCATTAACCAACCTGGCGCGTTCCGTATCATCGCCAAACGACACGATAGGATCGTCACCTAGTAGCCTTAATGCGTTGGAGGATATTTCTACGAAAGATGCCATTAGTTATAAAACTCTTTGCAATTATTTATAAAAACGGGGAGTGAGTTTCCCCACTCCCCATCCAGTTAGTCTACAACGTACTCAACAACAATTGAGATGTCACCAGCAGCAGCAGTAGCCGCAACTGTTTCAATCGTGAGAGAGATGTAGAGGTCAGCACGAGGATCAGAACTCAATCCAGCGTCTTCCCACATGTAGTTGCCAATGGTTTCAATGCCCAGCGTTTCATAACGAAACTCAGTGCCAGCAGTAACCGCAGCTTGGAGAACGGTAGAAACCGTTCCGTAACAATCGCGATCAATCACAGCACCAGCGTCATAGCGAGTGGCTGAAGCATCGGTGTCATTGAAGCCTGAAGGGCCGTTGTATACACCAACGTCTGTTACCAGAGCGGGTGATCCATTGGAATCCAGGTCATCGTTATACACCTTGATGGATTTGATTTTGGCATTGCCGGGAATCAAAGCCATGTGGATGATGTCATCATCATCAATGTCCGTGGTTGCGACAGCGATGGTATCAGACCATACACGAACCTTCCCATGTGCGCTGCCAGGAGTTGACTTAACTTGCGGGGAAGCCCGAAAGTTAGTGATCTCCGTTGAATATGCAGTTGTCATTATAATACTCCTCAAAAATTAAATTAAACATTCAGTTATGCGTTATTACGCAGATTCATCACAAGAAACTTCAACAACCTTTTCATCCTCAATTCGCGTTGCGCCCATGTTGGCTTCCACGAAAATCTGAGTCGAGTAGTTCTTGTCTGCACGCTCACTAATGCGAATGTTTGGAGTACCGTTCATGGCAAGACCCATGCCAGATTTAGCCCAGGCAAGAGTTTTGCGGATGCTGGAAGCAACCGACAAGCGAGTAGAAACAATCCAGGTAAAGCCCATAAACGTATTAATCTCACCGCTCATTAAAGCTTTGATGGAATTGTAATCGCTCGATGTAATAGTGGTAATATTCAACATCGCTTCCAACTGTGCAGGCCCAATCGCCCAAAACAACTCTTCATCCGTGTCAACATCGTTATCGAGTAGTATCTTTCGACACTCAATAATTTTTGCCAAATCCATGTCGGCGCTACCATGAGCAATTTTCTGAGCTGCGGGAAGGGCGACATTTGTAGATGAATCAGCCGAATCAATACTAAAGGCGTTCCCAGAAGCGGCGCTTATAATCAAATCATCTTTTTGACGATTAAGCGCCCACACCAATTGTTTCATTGATGGGGAAGATGGGTCTTTAGCCATCTTGACGCGATCAGGACTGTCAATTAAGTCAACGGCTCGGTAGGTATTAAAGGTAACTCGTCTGCGTGAAAAAGGTACTTCCGTAAGCGGAGTATCTTCGTGACGACTGACAGATTGAACCATATTTACAGTGTCCATTCTGTCAAAATGAAAAGATTTGGCATCGTTGACTTGCTCAACGCGAACCGCAGACCCTAACTTTGATTCCTTCTGGCTTGCCAGATGAATGAAGTTATCCGAGAACTGCTGCTCAAATGCCTTGTTAATTTGTGTAGACATTTAAAACTCTCCTAAAAACAGTTTTGTGAATCGTTTTTTCGGAGAGTTGCCCAAACTATGGACTCTCCTGACAGTGTTGCCTGGCCCCGAAGGGTTGTCAGGAAATCAAATAAGTGGCGCTTAATTACCCAGAGGGTTAAGCAGCCGATGAAAGTGCTTTTTTACGCACCTTCTTTTTTGGCTTGCCCTTAACCTTTACAGGTTGGGCTTCTGCGTAAGCGCCGACTTTATAAAAGTAGCAATTACGCTCGGAGTCACCATCCACCGATGCTTTATATTCCAAGCAAACTTGCGTCTGCGGAACGAGATGAACACAGTCCGCACACTTGATCGAGGTGTGAAGGCCCATTATTCATCCCCATAAATTGTCTTATTCCAACGCTCCAACATTTGCCCCACCTCTTTGTGTCGAGGATGGTTCTCGTTGAAATATGCTTTGTAATCATCGCCTTCAGTGTCTTTGTAGAAAGCGTCTTTAGCTTGCTGTGCAGAAGCTGGGTCAGTAAACGCATTGATCTTGGGATCACCTAAATGTTTAGCCTCTCCATGATCCTTGGCAATGCGATCCAGCATCCTTGCCAGATGGGGGTCATTGCCGATGCCACTATCTATGAGGTATTGTCTATCCTCACCACTGGCATACTGATCGACTAATCGACCAACACCTGAAATCTTTTCATCATACTGCCTGCCCCAGTCAGCCCTTAATTCAATCTCGGCCTTCTGAATACTGTTTTCCTTGGCTACCGTATTCTGAACATGTATATCTTTCGACTGCCCGTTCCACCATTCGTACAAAGATGAAACCTGTTTGTTGTTCAGCCCTTCAGAATGGGCTTTAGCGAGAAACGCTTTCTCAAAAGTTTCGTCATAAGACTGACCATCCGGCATTTCGGCTTTTTCATACTCATAATCATCTGCCGTATCAGGTCTGCCCAGTTTACTGTAATACTTGTCAATCTCTTCCGGGGTGGCGTTTTCGCCTGGCACTTTAATTGTGCCATCAAAATACTTTTCTAGATGCACATACCCTTTTGCGAGGGCATCAGTATCCTTGAACTTTTCAAGCGTTTTGACTCCTTGGAGTTCATCCGGCAATGTATCCCGCCAAGAGGATTCCGTTGATACTTCTTCTGCGCTTACATCTGTTGCCACATCTTGCTCATCAGCTACCTCTTCCGAGGTTGCAGCTTCATCGCTCATAACTCTTTTCCTTTTTCTTCCCAGTATTCCAGGTTGTGCTTAATCTGCAAAAATACCGCTCGACAACCTTCGTTGTACGCCGTTGTCTCTGGCTCCCCTGGAACAAAACTGGAGGAGTTGTTGTATTGGCCTTCCAGCCAGTTATAGACCAACCTCCCGTTTGGACTTTTAAATGCGTTGTAAAACGCTTGTGCTATTTGCCTCTCATCAGTTAGCTCCTGCGCCTGTGAACTGCTGGACGAGGGCTGCTTTATCTTCTTCACTTAAATTTTCTGCTCCATTCTGTAAGACCTGTGCCATAGGCGCTGCTTTACCCGCTGCCTCGGCTGTTGCCCCTACCTGTGCCATCTGTTCCTGTTGTGCAATTTTCTGCTGCTGTGCCGCCAGGTCTTCTTCCAACCTTGCATCCCCTTTGACCACCGCTTTAGGCACTCCTAAAATCGGAGCCGCAATCTTCGCTGCCGCCTGGAAGTCTGGCATTTGCAATACGTTTGGATCAATCTGACCCCACTGTGCAATCATGCTCACCCAGTTATTAATAGACTCAATCTCAACCATCTTCTGGGCGCGTGCCAACTGACCTACATACTCAATGTCAATTGTTTCCAATGCTTCAAGCTCTGGTGGTGGAGGGGGCAATGCGCCTGTGCGGAACATAATGCCAACCACTCGTTCCAGCATCGGGCCTAACACTTCAGACTCAAATCTTGAAATCGTTGGGCCGAGCAATCGCTCCATCTCGCCACGCAGTTGAGCAACTTCAGTTGCAGTCATCTGCTTGGTGCGAGGCAAATTCAATTGATCTGTTAAGTAAATATCCCTGATACCCTGTTTAAGGTCGGCTGCCTTCAATGAAGAAAGATCAAGCCGAAGTTCAGCAGGGAGTGTGCGTACATCGTTGGGGTTGCGACTGTATATAATTGAGTTTGGCCCAAGCTTTACTGTGCCGACAAACCCTTCTTCTGGTGCAAGTATCGGAGGGTTAACTGCTTTATCTAATCCCTGTAGTTCCAGCTTGCGAAGTTGGTTGAGTGATTTAATATCATCCAACGCAATGGCTGCTGGGCCTCGGCCTCGTATTTCTCCAGTGGCCTTATCCCATCTGCCAACCATGTAAGGGAACTCGTGGTATCCCTGCTCATCAACAATCTGTGCCTTGTCTTT